TCATTTTTCTCTTATCTTATACATTTGAGAAAATACTTCCTCGTATTTATGTACCTTACTATTAAATAATAGCATTAATTTATAAAAAAATCTAGTACCATATTGCGTAAAATGGGCATTAAATTTTCTCAAATGTATAAGATTTAAGAAAATACGAACAAGGTAAACACTGGGTTTTAAAGTATTATTTAAATTTTTTAATACAATAAAAAAAATCCAAGAATAAATCTTAGAATTTTTGTTTTTTATTAAGCCAATTTTTACCATCAATAATTCTTGCAACAAGCATACTACTTGCACTATCACCTACAACATTTAAAAGTGTTGCTGGAGCATCTATTATAGTGGCTATTATTGTTAGTATCGGAAGACTTGCTATAGGAAAGCCCATTAAACTAATAATAAGCATTTCTGAAATAGTTCCTCCACCAATAGGTACTGCTGTAATTAAAATTGTTGCTAAAATACTTACTCCAAGAACTTTAAAAGTGCTAACATCCATACCAAATAAATATACTAAGAACATTATTTTAAATACACTACCTATTATTGAACCATCTTTATGAAACGATGTACCAAGAGGAATAATAGTATCTGCTATATCATCAGAAACGCCAATATTTTTTGCAGCTTTCGTATTAACAGGAATTGATGCTGCTGAAGAACATGTAGCAAGAGCTGTAGCCGATGGAACCATTATATTTTGCCAATATAGTTTTAATCCTTTTTTACCACCAGAAATAAAGGCATATAAACTATAAATAACAAAATAAACAAATGCACATGATACTGTATAAATAATAAGCATTTTTAAATAACTTGTGGCAACACCTGCACCAAACTCGCCTACAAAAGAGGCAAAGTATGCACCTATTCCAATCGGAGCATAATACATAATAATTTTAATAAGCATTTGAAGTACATCATTAAAGCTTTCTAATACCTCAAGAGCTTTCTTACCCTTATCTTTTGCAAAATGAATAGCAAGACCAGTTAAAATAGATATAACAATTAAAGCAATAATATTATCTTTTGAAATTATTTTTACAAAATCATCAGTTGATATTGCATTAACTGTTCTTGTTAAAATATCAAGTTTTTCATCATTATCAGTAATTGAATAATCAAATGATTCTTTTATTTTAATACTATCTTTTTTATTAACTAAAGTTATTTTTGTCGAAGCAATACCTATTAAAACACTAACTAAAGATGTTAAAACAAATATTCCAATAATAGTAATTAATATTTTACCAAGTCTTTTTGGTTCTTTCATTTTACCAATAGAGGTACTTAAAGTTAAAAATATTAAAGGTACTATAATAGTAAGTAATAAATTAATAAATAAAGTCCCAAAAGGTTTTAATATAGTGGCTTTCTCCTTAAAGATAACTCCAATCAAAGTTCCTACAATAACAGAAATAAACATAATTATTGTAGATTTGTAATTTTTAAATATTTTTTTCATTTTTTACTTCCTTCCTATTAAAATTATATTTTAAATTTATAAAAAAAAGAATATTTTGAAATCCACATAAATCCACGATATAATAAATATAGGTGTTATATGAAAAAGAAATTTATTAAAATGAATGATGGTAAAAATTATTTATCTTTAGGTAATATTATAAATATAATAAAAAAACATTCTAAAGTTGAGGCCTCAGGTATTCAAAAAGAAGTATTTTGTGGGGTATTTAATATAAATGATATTAAAACTACTACAGTAAATAATTATTTAATTGGATATAGACCTATAGGAATAGAATATAAAAAAATATATTTAGATTTAAAAGAAAATTATTCTAATAATAAAGAAATTTTTATACCAATATTTTCTAATATAATCTCTATTTTAGAGGAAAGAATAATTAAGTGTGATGATCTTAATATTAAAATAATAAATGAAAATTCTAAGATTAAAAAAGTTTGTTTAGATATATTACATCTAAAGGATGAAAATATTTCTAATAATTTTATAGAAAAAATAAATAATTATTTAGATAATAGCAATTATTATGAAGCTCTCATTGAATTATTATTTTATGGAGTACTTGAAAATAAACAACCAATATTTGATGAAGTTATAATTAATATTAATGAATATGAATTAAAGGAATATTTAAAAATAAATCTTTATGAAGGAATAAGTTATATAAACTCATTAAAAATTCTTGCACAAAAAGATAATATGTATGCTAATGCACAACTTGGTTCACTTGAATATAGTGGTTTAATAAGTGGAAAAATAGATTATGAAAGGTGCTATGAATATTATATGAAAGCTGCTTTAAAAGGACATCCTAAGGCCTCTTGGATGATTGGTAATTTAATATTTTCTAATAAAGTAAAAGAAAAAAATGTTGATATAATGTTAAAGTTTTTAAATAAAGCAGTAGATTTAGGAAGTATTGCTGCCCTTAATACTTTAGGAAGATATTATTTAAATATTGATGATGTTACTGCCCTTAAATATTTTAAAAAAGCCACAGAATATGGATATGCTTATGCCTATAATAATTTAGGAATGTATTATGAAAAAAATAATGATTTAAAGCTTGCTAAAAATTACTATAAATTAAGTGCTGATTTATTAAATAGTTGGGCATTAAATAAAATGGGTGAAATATGCATTAATGAAGGTAATTATAAAGATGCATTATTTTACTTTAATAAAGCAATTAACTGCCCTATTTCTGAAAGAAGTTATTATGCATACTATAACCTAGCAAAAATATATAAAAGTGGTAATAAAAAATTAAATATTTCTAAAAATGAAAAACTTTATAATAAATATATGAATATTTTTCAAAATAAAAAGGAAAATTAAATTCTATTACTTTCCTCTAAAGTATTAAAATAGTTATTACCCATTGTACTAAATTTTTCTGAACCAGTTATTACTATATTATTAGCCCTAAATGATAAATAATTATGCATTATTTTTTCATCGTATAAAAAGTCAATAACAGCATTATAACCATTTAAATCAGTTCTATTTAAATATCTAGTAAAAGTACCATGTTGATAAACAACAAATTGATTAGGCATAATTGCTTGATAGTATAAACTTTGTCCATTATTTTTACCAAAGTAACTACTACAACTTCTTACCCAGTTTTTAGCATGAGTTCTATTATAAATTGTATTAATTACTGCATAGGCATCTTCATAAGAATTACTTTGTGCCTCAGATAAAACTATAGCAGTTAAAGTATTAAATTCATTCTTAGTTAAATTATACTTATTTAAAATATAGACTATTTTATCTTCTTTAGTAATATTTGCATTATAATTATCAAATGAAGATACTTTAGTATTAACCTCTTTTATTCTTTGAACACTAGGTGCAAAAATTATTGTAAACATCATACATAGAGCAATACCAAAGTTAGTTATTTTTTTTATATTAAAATTATTGATTTCCTTTTTATTCATTCTCCATATATTATGGAGGACATAATCATTTTTATTCATTCTTTCCCCCTGAATAACAAAATAATTATATCATAAAATGAAGATATTTACTATACTTTGCTATTTCCTTTTATTTACTATGATTTATTATTATTCTTTTTTATAATTTATCATACTTTTTCAAGTTTTTAGTCACTATTTAGTACCTAAAAGGAGTGATTAAAAATGTATTATAAATGTAAGTATTTAAAACAAAGAAAAAAGAATTATAAGTGGTATGGATATTGTACTAAAAGAAGAAAAATAGTACCTCTATTTTGTAAGGAATGTGATGTTGTTGAATATAAAGAACAAAAAACACTCAAATCACGCACAAATAGACAAGCCAAGAGAGAAAAAGAAAGATTTAGTATAATTTATCGTGATTTAACTAAATGCTGTAATTGTGGCTCTAAAATAGGTATAGAAAAAAATGAAGTTTTTGAGGGCTCTTATCGTCAAATTTCTATAAGGTATGGAATGGTATGTCCCTTTTGTAAAACTTGTCATACTCAATTTCATAATGATATTATGCTCAACTTATTTTATAAAGTTATGTTTGAAAAAGAATTTTTGAAAACACATTCTAAAGAAGAATTTATAAAAATATTCGGTCAAGACTATATTTTTAAATTAGAGCAAAAAAAAAGAAGCTAACCAACTAAGGCTAGCCTCTTTTAATATCTCACTTTCTAAAATAATTTTATATTATCCCATCTTGTTAAACCATTTTTAAGATTTAGGTTTACTTGTCTTTGTACTTCATCATAATTAGAACCTAAAGCTTTTCTACGAGCTTCTCCATTACCGAAGTCACCTCTTATAGTTTTACGAACTAGATCTAAAATATCAACGCTTGGAGTTGGTGCTGGAGTTGGCTTATTACTATTTAACAACTCATTAACTTTAGCTTGAACTTCATTATAATTATATCCAGCATTAGTTAAACGATTATATCTTTCATCACCATTTCCCCATTCACCACGGATAACTTCTTTAGCTACCTCATCAACGCTTTTCTTTGCTGATGGTGTTGGAGTTGGTGCTACTACTTTTCCTATGGCTGGATTTACTATACAACCTCTAAATGTATAAGCACTACCTAGTCCCCATCTTCCATTAGTATTTCTTCTTGTACTATTCCAAAAAGCACTTCCACCATATCCGGATTCACTTGTATAAATAGTATTGCTGTCTATAATTTTTTCAACAACAGCTACATGACCTGCTCCATCGTTTCCTGACAAAGTTCTTTTTTGCCAAACCATAATACCACCTAAAGTTGGTACTGATGATATTTCTAAGCCATAAGTATTTTTAGCTCTTTCAATAAAATTTTCAGCATTACAATTTAATGATGGATATTTCATAGCACCAATTATTTCATTGAATCTTCCACAAGCATAACCAACACAATTAGACAATACATTACATTGACTATCAGTAGGACTACCTTGGATACAAGTTGAATATCCACCTTTACTTTTAGTAATAAAAAATTTATTTCCTGATGTAGGTTTAGTCGTTCTTACATTCATTTTCAATTTCACCGTCCTCTACTAAAATATCCATTCCATCTTCATTGAAAGTTGTTTGTACTTCCAATTCTTCAACTTCTTTTGTTGTTTCTTCTACAACGATTTCTTTTTCTTCCATTTTAATTCCTCCTTTAAATGAAAATTATTTATAAAAAAGAGAGCAATTTATTTGCCCTCTCCTTTACCATTATTAAAATTACTTAATCCATTAGAGCCTAAGCTAATTGATATAGCTGTTAGTAAATATATAACTATATCTACAACCCTAAATGTTCCCATAACAATATTTGTTATAGTCAATAATATAAATGCAATAAAAAAACTCCAATACTTCGTTGGAATCTTTTTTATATACTTTAACCCTTTAGTAAATTCTACCACCATAAATACTATAGTGACAAAACTTGCATAAGTGGTTAAGGTGTCCCACGAAAGAAAATTATCCATATTCTACCTCCTATCACTTTCTCATAGAATCTTCAATATTATCAAGTCTATGATGAGCTGATTTAGTAGAAGATTCTACCGCCGACACTCTTTCAGCTAACGATTGTAAAGATTTTGATATATCTTTATTATCAAGCCTTATTTCATCAACATTTTTACTAATTATATCTAATTTAGTATCAATTTTAGTTGTTGTTGCTACCTCCTCTTTGGTTTCTTGTTTAGTATTCCTTTTACTATTCATATAAAAAGTAGCATAACCAATAATACCTCCAATAATAGTGAACACTAAGCCAACTGATATACTATCCATATTTAATCCTCTTTATTACTTTTGCTTTCTACAGGAATATCAGGAAATTCCACATTATATGGAAATCCCTCTTGTTTAGTAATATCTCTTAGCTTTTGTCTATACTCAGCCCATTCACCATTAAGAATCTCATTAAAATTAGTAAAGAAAGTTTTAATTGTTGATAATAAATTACCTGCTGTTATTTCACTAGGAATATTTAATCCTATTCTATCTAGTAATAAGTGTTGATCACTTTCAGCTAATAACTTATCTCTTACTTCCCTTACTTTATTAGCCATAGCTTCATAATCTCTAGTTTTAGCTAAAACTAGCCAATCATTTAAGTTATCATTTATTGCTTGCTCTAAATCATTTCTATAAATAGTAGTGATTTTATAAACTGAGTATTCATAAAGTGTTTCATCTTCTTCTTGAATCTCTTTTACATCATCAAAAAAAGCAACTTCAATTAAGTTGCCTTTTCTATCACCTATTTTGAAACTTTCCGGAGCTATTGTACTTCTTGCTTTCATTTCTTACAACCTCCTTACATTTCTTGTAATCAATAAATGGTTTAATATATTTTTGTTGATAATTATATGAATCACAATGTTTTAACCAACCACTATAACTTAACATAGCGGAAGCGTCTTTGAAATTCAATTCATCTTTTTTAGAAATCTTTTTTGCTCTTCTTTTTATACGCAAAAAATTACTTCTTCTTAAAGTAGTATATCCTCTATAAAATCTATATCCTAAAAAATCAATAGGACGGCTTTCGGTTTTAAATAATTGCCAATTTTCTTTTATAGTCAATTTTTCATTTCCTAAAAATTCTTCAATAGCATATTTAACTTTTCTTAATTCCTTTTTATTATTTGAAAAAAGAACCATATCGTCCATATAACGAATATAATATTTTACTTTCAATACTTCTTTAATATAATGATCTAAATCCTGTAAATAAAAATTAGCAAACCATTGAGAGGTATAATTACCAATAGGTAAACCCTCTTTACCGCTATCAATAATAACATCTATTAAATCTAGCGTATCTTTGTCTTTTATTATTTTTCTAAATTTAGATTTTAATATATCCTTATCAATGCTAGGATAAAACTTTTTAACATCAAGCTTTAAACAATATTTAGTATATTTCCTATCATTTACTAATATTCTTTTTAAATAATTCATTCCTCTTTGGATTCCACGACCTTTAATAGAAGCACAGCATAATTCATACATACCTTTATAAATAATTGATTGTATTTGTAGCATTAAAGCCCAGTGTACTACTTGATCCGGATAAAATCGAGGCTTATAAATTATTCTTTCTTTTTTATTAGCTCCATCGTGTATTATCATTTCAATATACGGACTAGGAGTATAACTTTTTTCTTTTAGCATTTTTTGAACCTGCATAGCATAATAAGTAGGAGAATCTAATATTTTTTCAACATTTTTTCTCTTAGTTTTACCCATACTAGCTTTACAAATTGCTAATTCAATATTGTCTAGCTCAACAATTTTTTCATAAATAAATCCTTTTCTTTTCATTCATTTGTCACCAAATTCTTATATTTGCCTGCCACTTTTTCGAGAAATTCCATCTTTCAGGAGATAAACCTACTAAAGCAACCCAGAACGACTAATTTTCAGCAAGGGCTGAGGAAAATGATGTGTAAGTTATTTTATATAAGTGGTCGAGCACCGGTCGTAATACCATAATAAGAGGAAGTTTCAGCAAACCACCAATACCACAAGCCGACATAAGAAAGTGTACTATCAAAAGCACCGCCGACAAGAGCAATCCTATCTCCCTCAGCTTGGTAATAATAATCACACATATTAGTATCACTACTTCCAGCTGATTCAGTAGCTAACGCTACCATAGGATTAGCGGAATCATATCCTAGCTTAGAAGCAAATCCATTAGCGGTTGCATTAGTATAACCTAAAGCTTTATAACTACCACTAAATGTATCTACAGCATATTTATTAGAATCATAGCAAATATAAGCTTTTCTATCTTTAATATTGATTCCATCAACAAATTGCCATATATTACCGAATATATCTTCAATACCTCTATAAATCATAGAAGTATTATCAGTTCCATCTTTGCTTCCTGACTTCATACCCAGTACATCACAACCACCACTATTTATTGGTGCTGTGTGAGAGCCATTAGTATAACCTAAACCAAGTTTAGATTGACTATTATAGTCAGCATATTCTACTAAGTAAAGCATTTGCAAGATAAAATAGTGCCAGTCCATTTGACCGAATCCAGCTCCTAAACTTCTTGCGTAACTTCTAAAGTTTGTAATAGTTTTATTTGTGAATGGTGCGTATCCACTTCTACTATAAACTCTTGATTCACTACCTGACATAGTATATCTACCAACCGAAAACTCTTCACTTTTAATATAACCAGCTAATTTATTTTTTGAGATTAAAATATATTCATAATTTTCATCTCTATATCTTTTCCAATAAAATTCAGGTATCTTGGTAAATACATCACCATTTGAACCATCAAATTTAAAGGTTGGATCACCATAATAGGCGGTTATTTGCTTAGCTGTTATATCATAATTGTACGAAATTATATCACTCCATGGATAAATTTCATCAAAATCATTTCTTACAGGCGTTGTTCCTACTTGAGCGTTAGCTACAAGTCCCACAGCGTCTTTTATTCTCTCCCAAGCTGATGACGATGTAGTTAATGACCTTTTAATACCATATATTTTATTTATATTTTTAGTATCAATAGCACTAACATTTATTGTTCCTCTTGCTACTAAATTTTCATCATCACTATTCAACAATGAATATTTGAAAGTTATATCTATATCTTCATTAGGTAATTCAGTAGTTATTACTTTAAATCCACCTGTATAAGATAAAGTATAAGCAATATTTAGTTTAGCTTGATTTTCAATATCCAACATTCCATCAACAATAGTTTGAGCTGTAATGTCCTCATTTATTATATCATATTCGTAGTATCCTGTACTAGAGTTTTTAGTCCAGTTAGCCACGAGTAAAGTAGTAGAATATCCAAAATCTCTATTTTTAAATGATTCTTCAATTCCATTTTCAATATTATTCATCTTCTCAGCTTCTACAAGAGTTCCATCTTGAGCAACCTCACCCGGATCTTGAGTTAAAGTTATAATATTGTTATCTTGGTCTTTATATCTATTAGGAAATTGAACTATTCTATCTTTCCAATTCGTTTTATTATATTGTTTCATAAACTAAACTCCTCTCCACAATATATCAAACCTGCATATTGTTTTATTTTTACAAAGCCGACAGGCTCTTGATTATCAGGCTTAGCATACAAACCAATACCATTAGCTCCACAATAGAAAGTATTACACTTTCTTAATTCTCTCATACAAGAATCAATAATACCTTTTATTAAAGTTAAATCTTTTTCAAGAATATTAGCTTTAATATAATCCATTGTTTTACTAAATTCTATTTCTTTATATTCTTCACCTAGATTCATACCATTTTTTAAAGTTAGAATATTTTGTCTTATTCTATTTATATCTTTAATGTGAGGTATGTCTTTAACATTCCAATCAGTTTTTACTTCTATATTGATTGGATAATAAAATAAATCACTATTATTTAGTAGATTCATTATATATTCACAATTACTTTCTATTCTATTTAAGTCAGTATAATTATAAGCACCTTTATTATTGCTATTAGTTGGATCTAATTTTATTAAATCAACATCAGCTTGTGTTCTATCATATATAGGATCTATCCACGCCATTAGTTATCACCTACTTTTACTACTACACTATTACCAGACCAAGCTCCATCATAGTTTATATTGTTTTCTACTAAATAACCAATTAAACTATTACTAAAGTCAGTTTCTATAGGAATAATCTCTCTAGTATCTTTTACAATATCTCCTCTATTTTCAAAAGAGTAAATATTCCTATTGTTGTACCAGTTTCCTATAAAGTCTTTTAATTTAGTTTCTTTTGAACTTTCAACCATTTGAGTAATCAAATCATTTTTATATTCAATATTCTCACCATCATCATTAAATTGTTTTGAATCTATTGTTTGACTATTATTTATTTTCTTACCTGATACTTTTAAAGATATTGTATCTTCACCAGTATTAGTAATTTTTAATACTGCATATCTACCATAATAATTAGCACTAACTATAGTTCCACCTGTTATAGTAGCTGATATGTCAGTTGCTAAGTCATATTCTATTTCAATAGTCTTTGTTCCTGTTATCTCTAAAGATTCATTTTTAAACAATTCACTCACATTATCTTCCTTAGAATAATGATTTATATATATGATAGTATTATGTAGCTCACTTTGTACTTTAACTACAGGATTGCTAGTAATAAAATCATATTTCATTCCATCAGGATTTAATACATAGTTAAAAGGTTGAATATTTATAACATTCTCTCTATTAGTAAATAAAATACAATTTCCAGTAGTTGCTATTATTTGAAGTAATTGTCTAGCTTCTAATTTAGGTAAAGGTGCGTCAGTCTTAATAGACTTTAAGCCACTCCATAAATTATATTGGCTACTATCTATATTACTATCTTCTAATACATCTACCGCTAAATCATATAAGCTTCTACCACTAGAATTATACACGCCTTTTTTATATACTTTATTAAGATAATTGATAAGTGAAGTCGTACTAAATGATACTTGATTTTCTCCAACCTCTACCGAGCCAGTAAGAAGCATTTTTCCGCCTAATATCCATTCAATAGTTCCATCGTCTAATTGATAGCCCCACTCATAAGAAATAGGTTGTTGTTGTAATATATATCTATACCAACCTTGCGGATTATCAGGATTAAACAATTTATTCATATTATCAATAGTAAACTTAAATGTATGAGTAGGAAGCTCCGAGTTTATCATTGTTGTTTTTTCTTTACTTTCAGCACTAATTAAGTTCTCATCGGTATATGTTTCCATAATACCAAATAGTAATTGATTTACTCTTATTCTCCTATATGGTAAACTAGATTCTATAAAATATATTTCAATTTTATTCCATCTAACTAACTCTTCATTATCAGCAAAAATTAATCTATCACTATAACTACTCAAAGTATAATCTTTATCCATAATCATAGTGCTATCTCTATATGCTTTTACCTTTAGTTTTTTTGCATAGTTTTTATCAATACTATCAAAAACCATTGTAAGTCCTAAAGTAGTTAAGTAAACGCTTGATGTAAGAGTTATACAAGCTTTATCACTAAACAAACAATTTTTATCACTCATATAAGAACTCACATAAGTTTGTTCAAGTTCTTCACTACCATATATTGGCTGACTATCATTAAGAAGCCAAAAGTTTTTTTCAAGTGTAGCATAATTTTTAGATTGAGGTATTGTTGTTTCTTTGATATTATCTAAGTCACTAAATATCTCTTCACTATTACTTGATAAGTCCGGATTAGTTTCCGGATCCACTATATTAAATTTAACTTTCAAAAACCCAAGATTTCTCTTAGGTTTTTTAAGTTGTTCAATCATATTTTTACTTGCCATAATCTAATACCCCATATCAATAATGTTTACTTTAACATTTTTATATTCAATAGGTTTTTGTACTGACTGATAGTTTTCCCATTTACTAGGTTCACCACTCAAATTTCCAAAGTAAAACCTACGAATAACAACATCAAGTTCATCACTATCATAATAAGTTAAAAGAACTTCAAAATTAGCTACTTTATTTTTCAACCAATTATAATCTTCTAAAGTTAAAATAGGAAAGACTATGTTATTAAACTTATTTATTCTCCTATTTATAGGTTGAGCTATTGTTTGTCCTCTAATATTACGAGTACCTTTTACTAATTGCTCATTTTCTTCTAAATATCCTACTTGAGGATTACTAGGAAGAGCTTCACCATTAAATAAAAACAATGGATTTTTACCTTTTTTTATCATTAGTTATCCCTCCTTAATAAGCAAATGATGGATTTTTTCCACCATCATAACCTTTGTCTTTCTTATTTTTATCATAAACATATACTAAATCATCACCATCAGCGGTTAATTTTCCAGTAATATTTACATCTACCTTTTGAGAAGTATTATTCATATTAGATTCTTCAAGAGCTTCTTTCATAGTTTCTTTCATCATATCTCTTGGAGATACAATTTCCGGATTGGATCTTGCATTAGAATATTCAGCAACCCTTACTATAGTTTCTTTATCTAGTACGCCTCCGGTTTCTAGGCTAGGTATTTGTGGAACATTTACAAGTTTTATCAATCCTTTAAATGGTTCTATTCCTAAGAATGATATATCTCTGACAGTCTTTAAAGCTCCATTTATTGCATTAAATGGTATAGAAACAACTTTGTTTATACCAGCTATTAAAGTATTAACTACTGACCTAAACGCATTGAATATACCATCTTTAATACCACTAAAGATTCTTCCACCACTAGAGAATATATTTTTTACACCATTCCAAGCATTACCAAATATGTTTTTAAAGAATGTTGCCACTGATGAGAAGATATTTTTAATACCATTCCAAGCGTTTTGAGCTCCATTCTTCATAGTATTCCATATACCATTAAATAGATTAGCTAAAGGCTTAATAACAGCATTATTAAACCAAGTGCTTACTACTGACCATATAGACACTATAATATCCCAAGCACCTTTAAATATTGCTCTTATAGTATTAAATAAACCAGTGAATAAAGAAGCTACAGCGTCTATTATTCCACCTAAGAAAGTTTTTAAGCCCTCCCAAGCTTTACTCCAATCACCAGTAAATACTCCTGTAATAAAGTCCATTACGCCACTTAGTGCGTCAATGATACCACCTATTATTCCACACAAACCATCAATAACAGGTTCTAGTACATTCATAATTACATCAATAATTGTATCTATTATTGGTTTCAAGAACTCCCACACTGAGCCAATAGCTATAATTATTCTTGATATACAATCTAAAACTTTATCAACTACTGGAGCTAAATAAGTTTCATACATTGTCACTACCCAAGCCATAATTTCTTGAGCATATCCAAATAAATCAGCTAAAATACCTAATACTACATTTAAAGCACTTTGGAAATTATCACTCATAACCCAATTCAATAAAGAATTAGCTATACTATTAACAATATCTTGTATGCCTATAAATATATCAGCTATAGCTTGAATTATTGCTGTTCCATTTCCAGCGTTATTCCAAGCATTAGCTAGAGCCTGAGATAAAGCTCCAACAATATTGAATACATTAGTCCACATTTCTAAGATATTTTCGACTATTTTTTGTCCTGTACCATTAGTCCATACTTCAAATATAGAACTAAACACAGCTATTCCTAGACTTTTTATACCCTCAAAAGCATTTTTTAAACTATCTATAAAAGCTTTACCTTTGTTATCCCAAGCTTCTTTTATTGGATCAAATAAAGTAGCTAATAATTTTTTAGCTTTATCAATCCAATCAAAAAGAAAATCAAGTTTATCCATATCTACAGGCTCTACAGTTATAGGCTTGTTGTCATTACCTGATCCAGTATCGGTGCTGACAGTATGGAACTCATCTAAACTAGATTGAGTATCACTTAATTTTTTAGTTGATTTAGCTTGACTATCCAAGGCTTTTTTATTAGCTCTTGCAACAAGATTTATTCCTGTAAGAGCTTCAACAAAAGCATTTACATAGCTTACAGCTTTTGAAAACAAACTAATAACAAACTCTAATATTGGTGCTAATAGACTTCCTAGAACATTCCAACAATTTTGAATAGAATTGCTTAATTGTGTATCATAACTTAAATATGATTGCATAGCTTTACTAACCATACTAACCGCTGTTCTAACGCTTAGTAATCCCATAGCAAATCTTTTTATGGATTTTATTCCATTATTAAATGTTGAAGTAAAACTTTTACCTAAGCCTTTGCTACTTGATAAAGTGGCTTTAAATTTACTTCCTAAACTAGCTATATGTGTTCCAGCACTTTTTATTTTAGCTTTTATTTTATCAAAAGCACTAGAAATTTCTTCTCCAGTGTTTCTTCCTTGATTTTGTAGTTTTTTTAATCTATTTTCAAGTTTTTCAATATCAGCTTCAATCTTTAAAGTATCACCAACTTCAAACCCCATATCAGCTTGAGATAACAAATATTTTAAATCTTCTATTTTTGATTTTAAATATTCTTGTTGTTTAGCTGTTTCTTGAATAGAGCCACTATAACTCTTCATTTGAGCTTTCATTTGTGAGACGCTAGAAGCACTTTTACTAGCCATATCTTTTGCTTGAGTAGTTAGATTTTTCATAGGCTCAACACTCTTAGCTACAGCTGATTTAACTTCATCAGTTATTTTTTTAATACCGCTCATAGCGTCAGTAATATTAGCCCTTATAATTATTTCTAATTCTTCTATTGTAATAAGTCATCACCACCATTCCTTTGTGTGATTCCTTATTATTCTTTTTCTTTCGTTTCTTGCCTCAACTCTTCCGTCAATTCCAACATTAAATTGACTAATTCCTCTCCCTCACTTGCTTTTCTTTCAAATACACTTTGTCTTGCTAATTCCTCTTCAAATAATTCCGGATAAATTTCTTTAATAAGGTTTATATTTTTAGGATTTTTAGCTGTCATACCTGAGCCTATCATTTTATTACCAAAATTTTCAGCTAACAAGATTCGTGATTTAATTTCCTGCTCATATTGGAGAGAACGAGATTCTACATACAAAGCTACTTCTCTATAAATAGAATCCCAAAACTCGTGAGGTTTCATTCCAAATCTATAAGCTAAAGGTTCTAAATCATATATTAGATCTATATAATCTAGCCTTTGTATCCTTTGAACTCTTCCGCTACCACTTCTCCCATTACTTTTTCCGCTGTATTGGTAATTACTTGATTGATGTCGAAGCTGGCTAGCGGATTGTCCATTTGAGCCTTTATTTCTTCCTCCGTCATCTTTTTGCCGAAAAAACTTTTATCATTTATCTCCTCAGCTAGTAATTTATATATAGCTTCATAATCAGTTTCATTCTCATTAACATAAGCTTCCATCATATCATAAACTTTGTTAGAATCGTTATTTAATTCTTTCTTTGTTTCGTCATCAGCAAAGCTTAAAAGAGCGTCAGCTAAGAACTCAAAATCTATATCGTTTAAAGCCTTAAAAAAAGCGTCCCTTAAATTTTTAACCTTTAATTTTTTATTCATAGAAACTATTTTTTTCATAGTTGCTGTAAATGAATATTCTTTATCTTTTACTTTTAAAATCATAATAAAACCTCTTTCCTTTATTTTTATTTTTTATTAGTAGCTTTTTCTACCTTTTTAGTTTCCTTACTACTTGTTTTTTCTTTTATTTCTTCAAATCTAGGATTAGAACGGAAGTGTTTAAGATGTTCCGCATTGGTAATATCCCAAACACGACCAGTTTCCTTATTTTTAAATTTAGCCATTATTTATCACCTATTAGCTACCTGATTGAGTTGGAGCTACTGGTAATCCGTGACTTTCTTTTACACTAGAATTTCTATATAAAGTTAAAGTATCTTTAATAATATCTCCAGCTGTAATAGTATCACCAGTTAAATCCATTTGAGCTGAGAAAGATTTAACTAAAGGACTTTCTCCACTAGCACAAGTAGATTCAGGATAACGAATGAAGAAATAATAACTTTTATTGCTATCAGCTTTAGTCTTTAATTCATCGTGTTGTTCACTTTTATAAAGAACTGGGATAGCTGGAGTAGTTGCTTTCTTACTACCTTTACTTTGTTCTTCTCCGTCCATATCAGTAGTTTGATATGTCACAGCTTCTGCTGGATCTTCTATTGCTGGAATTTCTTCAGTGTACATAATTAAAGTTAAATCATCTTCACTTGGATATTCCTTTTCACTTATATAAATTTTAGTTAAAGTACCTGTTTTAGGTGTCATATATATTCCTCCTTTACCTATTTTACTTTTTCTAAACTATTTGTGAGAGCATTATAAAACACCTCATAATTTCCTCCGTAACGATGACATTTAGTGTTCTCGTCATAAAGGTTTATAGGTGTTCCTGTTCTCGTAAAATTATATCCTCTTAATTTACTATCTATTTCATCAGCAAGTTCAATACTGGTGGCTTTCTTTTTAGTCCAAGCCTCACAAGTAATTGAGAATCTTGATAATATTGGTAGTTCCTCTCCGTTTACTTCGTCTAATCTCATTGGAGCTTGTACTACTATACAAGGAAATTTACTATCTCCATTAGGATTTTCTCCTACTACTTGTTTCATAATAGTTTCTAATATGGTTATTACCATATCGTAAAACTCACTTACTTTAAATTCTTTCACTTTAATACCTCCATCAACAATTTTCCTATTCTCTCATTTACTAAATCAGCATTTTCCTGACGAGAGGAAAATGAAGCCGGACGCATAAATGGATATGGTTTAGTAGCAAACATTAAATAGAATTGTTTTCCATCTATTACTATTATTCTTTCAGGACTAAATTGTCTATCTACCTTTTCTACAGGCAAGAACCAATATCTATATCCACTTTGAATAAAGGTCTTAGTTTGTCCTATATGTGGTAATTCAGCTTTAGTTCCTGTACCATATTCCAAAAATGGTGCGTGAGAAAATAAATCTTTGTTAGTATAAACTCTACCAACAACTTTACCTTTGTCAAAATCCAATATTTCAATAGGAATAAGTTTCTCATCTTTATTTCCACGCTTATTTTTCAAAGCTTTTTCTTGAGTATTTTTTAAAGAATCTTCAACACCTAACTTAGCTGTTTCAGGAAGCTTTTTAATTATAGTTTCCATCTTCTTTTCAAAACTTTTAAGATTATCTTTATTCCAACTTATATCAATCATAACTATTCTCCGTTATTAGTAATTAAAGTATAAAGTGTTGTTTTACCTATTTGTGGCTTATTTTCAACTAAATAATAAGGCTTTTTATCATTTTTAACCTTTTTATCATCATCTACTTCTAAAGGACTAAAAGATATACCATCACCTTTATCTATATCAACTTTTCTATCAATACGAAGTTTAACAATTTCATAGTCTATTTCACCAGCACCATTGCGGTTTAATTCGTCTATGTCTTGCTGTGGATTTAACATTTCTTCACCTTTATAATACCAATCAGTAGTATAATCACCCTTTATCAGTTTTTTTTCAGGTTTATAAATGTATATTTTGGATAAGTTCTTTATCCTCATTTCATCACCCTAATAGATCTAACCTTTTGAGCTAGTTTTTCTTCTATATCTTCATAAGATGTAGATAAACTTCCCTCAGTAGAACTAGAACTACCCTCATCTCCTCGTAAAAGATATGCTGATTTAACAGCCTTATAAACATACGGATATAATTTTTCATCGTCTTTTGAACGATTAGAATTGTTGGAGGCAATAGAAATATAATCATCAATAAAATCCGACAATATACTATCGTCCCCAGTTTTAAAGTTCACGCTAAGGTCATCTTTTAACCTCTTTAGCATTTTATTTTTAGCTTCTTCTTTCATTCTATTACCCTCCAATTCTAACTATTTTATTCCTCAGGAATTAAAGCTAATAAATCATCTTTTTTCATATCTTCACTAGCTTCAATATCAAGAGTTTTAAGATAAGCTACTAATTCTTTTTTAGTATAATCCTTAATAGCTTTTTCTTTAGGAGCTTCTACTTCTTTTACTTCTTCGTAAGCGTCACTTCTTGCAAATTGCTTAGCAACTTCCTTACTATTAACTAATAAAATAGCTCCTGTTTCTTTACATAAAAACTTTCTCATAATTTATTTCCTTTCTTCTCTTTATTTTTTTTATTTAACTACGCTCTAGTGTAATATGTTTCTTCACTATCGAATGTAGCACCTGTTGGAACAACTGAGTATTCACCTTTGTTATAAGTGTAATAAGTTGTACCGCTAGCAAATTGTGTAATTTCAACTTCTGTATAAGTATAATCACAATCGTATAAGATAATTTCAGGTACTAAAGCTTCTCCACCTGAGTAAGCGAATAATTCAAGTGCTATAGCGTCATCGAATGGTACTTTTTCAGCCTCATACTCACTTGTATAGTTTGGTAATGCTATAGCTTCTTTTAACATAACCATAGCTGGAACATCACTTGGCATACGATTAGATTCATAAGTGATAACTGATTGATACATACCAATAGATCCATTTGATGGAGTTGTTCCGTTAGGTAGTTTATCTAAATAATCTTTTAAATCACCTTTATATTTAGTATTTACTACTAAAGCTATTAACTCTTCATCTACACCATCAACAAAATCATTTTTAGTCACTTTAGCTGTACTAATTAATCTATCAACGATTTTCTTAGTTGTATCTCCACTATCTCTAGCAACTTGGATACCAGCGTCACGACCAATTCTAAAGAACTTTCTATCATAGTAAGTCTTGATAACATCTTGAGCGTTTTTACTTCTCTTTTTAGCCATACCATCAACACCATATAATTTAAGGTCTTTTTCTTGTAATTCTTCAATGATTTCTTTATCATCATCAATTTTTACAACAACAGGTTTAGCTTTTACTTTATTACCCTTTCCATTTGCTCTTGCTGTTCCTTTTTCTTGAATTTGAGCATTTGCAAATCTCTTATACTCTACACTTCCTGTAGTAGGATCTCCACTACCATTTTTAGCTTTTAAAGCTTCACTGACACAACCAGCTTGGATATTTTCAATAACTCCATCAAGTGTTTCAGCTAGACTATCCATAACATCTGGGTTTAGATAATCTTGAATATTTAATGAATTTTGTTTTGCCATATTAAATCACTCTCCTCTTCCTTTTTTGGCAATAACTAAACGCTAAATCTTGATACTCTTTCACTATTTGAAGAACTATTAGCGTTTACTGTCTTAGGAGTAGTTTCTTTTAATCTCTTATTTACTTCATTTTCAACAGCACTATCAAATACTTTCTTTATATTTTTAATAGTAGGCTCTACTTGTTCAGCCTTAATGCTTCTAAAGTCTATAAGATTCAATAAAGAAACATCTACCTGAGTTTCAGGAATATTAGCCATCTTAATTGCTTCTTCTTTTAATTCATAAGCACTTAATCTTAATTCAGCTTCTTCCTGTTTTTTTCGAGCTTGTTCTAGCTCATAATTTCTACGCTCATCATCTTTCATCTTTGCTAATTTTTCGGCTTCACTTTGTTTAGCTTCTTGTTCAGCTTCCCATTTAGCCTTAGCTGTTTCTAAAGATTTTTGAACTTTCCTATCAAATTCACTTTGATAATTAGATTCTTTCAACATTTCGTCAAAAGTTTTAGGTACATCAGCACCTACATTTTGGTTTTGTTGAACATTGTTATCAACAACACCATTTGAATTATTTGTGTCCATTCTTATTCCTCCTTTGTCCCAAGCCATTTACTTTTTAAGTCCCCAGCTCATTACATTTACACAAAACTCTATTGTTGAGCCACAATAGAAAGGCATTAAAAAAAGGAATGTAGCTATCATTCCTCTTAATAATCATTATTTAGTGCTATTTTATAAGCACTATATCAACAATAAAGTATTTCTTTACTATTGATATACTACCTATAAAAAGTAGTATAGAAAAACAGCACCTTATTTAGTGCTGTCATCTAATATATCTATTAACCTCTCGGCTTCTTCCTGTTCCAAATTGATTGCTATTTGAACTATTAAATTATCCCATTCGTTATCATTCAATTCTTTATCAGGAATATCAATATTTTTTGATTCTAATAACTCTATATCTTTTATAGATAAAATCTTTCTAGGATTATTCATTCTTCTTACCTCTTCCCTTATATGCTGTCTTGACACTTAATTCTTCTATATCAATAGCAACCATTTTTTTATCTTTGAAGAAAACCTCACTATTATTTATAGGACTATACCAGTGATTAGTTGGATCTTCTAATATATTTTTTATATCTTCCTTAGTGATATTTCTATCTATCATTCTATCAATGGTATGTAGTTTTATTTCACCAATAGTTCCAAAGTCTTTGGCTTGAACATTTCTTAAATACTCTCTTGTATCATTTACTTTTTCATAATAACTATTAAATGATAAAGTTTTCTTTTTTTCACCTATTTCTAGGTCTTTTCTATAATGTTTTCCTATTTCCTCTTTGAGTTTTATTTCTTCATAATAATTGCTATTATTATACCTTAATTTAGCGTATTCTTCAAGGCTTTCAGGTACTTTACTAGGTATTATCCTTTTTAACTGATTATACTCGGCTATAAGCTCATTATACTTCATTTCAGTAAGATAAGTAATCGTACTTCTACAATAGTGAAAATGATTATTAATTGGTGGCAAATTAGCCCCAACTTCTAGTCCTTTAATTGTATAAAGAACATCTCTTTTATCATCATCACTATATCTATAAAATCTATTCCAATCATTAACATAGAATAACATACCATTCATACCATCACACATCTTAGTTGTTCTATCATCAATTTCAGCAATAAATCTAGCTCTTAATTTCTTTTGTCCTACATCTTCACCAGCTTTTAATAATGATTTATTGGCTATTTCTACAACTTGACTATCTAAAGCACCGCTTATTTTATCATCATTTATAGAAATATATCTATTTTGTTGCTTTTTTAAGATGTTTTTAAACACATCATCTTCTATATTAGGCTTTTTATTTTGCTGTAATTGGATAATAGTTTGTCTTTCTATTTCTTGAGCGTTAGTTAGTGCTAAAGCTTCAATATATGTTATCCAGCTACTACCTTTTACATTAGGTAAACATAACATAGACCATATATATTCCCAAGTTAAACTCCATTTTTTCTTTTTAGTAGGCTTTATTTCATCAATACCTTGTTTATATAAATCTTGTCCTATTTCAGTAAATAAGACTTCCTCATATTCGTCTAACTGATTTCTTTCTTTTACAAAAGCACCCCACAATAATATACTTAACATTTCTTGATTAGTAATATATCTCTTATTTAGAATTTCTATAACTTTATATTCAAAATATCCTTTTAATAATTCAAGTTGTTTCCATTCATCAACAACCCTAGATAATTTTTTCCTTTGGTTATTAGAAATAGGCTTATTTAGATCCATATAATTAAAATCAATACCATTAAATATATCTTGTATATTATCTTGAGTTTTTAAATTAGTCTTTTTATAAATTCTAAGATAATCTTTTAATTTTAAATCAGTGTAATTCCATCGGTTATTCAGGATAGTTTTATTATCCATTATATATCACCTACTTTTCTTGGCTATTTTGCACACTTGCGTCTTGATTAGTATTAGACGCATTTTTTGTTTCTTTTGCGTCTTGATTATTGTTTTCTCCTGCTTGAGCGTCAGCTCCATCTTTACCGAAAGATTCAATCTTTTTCATATTTGCTTCAAGATTTTCTTCACTTTGTGTTTTCATTTTTTCTATTTCACTTGAAGCGTCTAACTCATCAGGTAATAAGTTGATGACAGTTTCATCACATACTAATCCTCTTAATGATAAAGCTCTATCAGTTTCGGCTTTCTTATCAGTAGGCATATTTCTTTGAAGCTTTATTTTTAAGTTTCTAAAGTCATATTTTGTACCTTTTTTTAGATTAATTCTAGTAGTAAAGGCTTCCCACATAGCTAGTAATTCTTTTCTAACTGATTTATCTAAGTATGTGATAGATTGTTCTAGTGGAAAGAATTTCTTTTCTAGTGCTGAGCTATTATCGGCATTAGTAAAGCCTAAATCATTAACATTAGGGCAACAACTAACCATAAATATTAAATCTATAAGTGTTTTCTTATAGTTTTCTAAAGCACCATCATTGATATTTTTTTCTACCCATTCAATACTTCCACCCTCACCGGCATAGAATACAGGAGCTTGTAATACTACTTCATCTTCCTTTTTTCTCTTTTCATTAGGTATCCATATAATATTACCCTCTTCATCGTGTTCTATTTCTCCGTTATCATCTCTTTTTTCAATTAAAGTATCTTCTCTAGGTTCATAACCAGTCACCATTAGTTTTGCGTCATCATTGTATTGGAAAGTATTACCTGAGTTCTTCATAACTCTTTCATATTTAGCAATACTAGGTTTTGCTAATTCAAAACAAGCTAATCCATCAGGATTTTCTATTGCTATACAAGGAACACAACCCCAGTTGATCGTTTCTCTTGCTTCTTCATCTTCTCTAAAGTCATCACCTTTTAATTTACTATTTTTAAAATAGTATTTACAATCTTCGGTAGTGACTACAACCATATCAAACTTTTCACCTTTTTCATTAGTTTCTTCCCAAGTTCTTAATAAACCTATCTTTTTAACTGGTGTAGAATAATCATAAATAGCTATTGTTTGTCTTGCGTCAACATTTGCATATACTATTTCATTATCTTCATTTTCATACCAAATACCATAACCAGCCGACAAATCATTATAACTTTGTATTAAATTATAATAAAAAAAGGAATCATCATTGTAATTCCTTATATAATCAATAAATGTTTGATATTCTTTTCTATCATTGTCTTTGGCATTAAATAATTTATTAAATAATTTAGTTAGAATAGCTTGTTTTTCTTTCGTTGGCATTTCTTCTACTTGATATATAGGAGCTTTACCTCCGGCATATCCATTTATCATATTTGATATAGCAAATTCAAACGCCACTTTAGTTTCTTTATCATTTTCAGCTACCAAACCTGATGGACTATTTTTTCTTACTTTCATTCTATATAACTTTTTTCTTTTATTCCATTCAGGCTTAGCTGATTCTAATATTGTAGCTATATTTTCAGCTTTAGTTATATATTCTTTATTATATTGTAGCATATATTATACCTCCTTTTATGCTGGTTTAGTGCTACCAAAAGACGCTCCTCTTTCTCCAACCGTCTTATCGTAAATACCAGCTAATACATCAGCTCCATCATCGTGAGCATTTTTACCTTTCTTTTGATACCTAGTAATGTGTTTATAAAACGCTTCCCATCTTTTATTCCAATTAAATGGAAAATGTATATGTTCCATAACCCAATAACTAGATGATAATATTCTTGATTGCTTATTGGCTGTTTGAGTAAATGGTTTAATAACACATTTATTTGATTTATATTTTTCTTTTAATATTCTCTTAACATTCCTAGCAAAACCTCGTCCACCATTGTTGGATTCAATGTATGCTAGATTAACATTGTTTCTATAGAGAATATCAGCACATTCCTCCTCGGTTATTTCCATACCCTCATCAGTAAATAAAACATCTAAAATATATGGTTCTTTATTAAGTAATCCATATACAGCACAACATAAGAAGTCATCTCCAGTATCAGCTGTATCAACATAAGCGTATATTGTTCCAAATCCGGGACTAACATCGTATGTCTTTAAGTTCTTGTATAGACGACCTTTTTCATCAATACATTTTTGATTATAGTTGGCTTCTACTATTTCTTCACTCATCTCTTGAGTTTTGAAATCAAAGTCAGCTCTATTTAATACTTCTTCACATAACATAGATCCATCATCTTGAATAGCTCTATAATTAATGTGAATACAATCATCTTTATATTTATCTAATACAAATCCAGCTAAGTCATTTGTAGCCCATCTAGTCATAACTATTATTATCTTAAAGCCTGTTTCAGTTCTTGATAACATAGTATCAGTAAACCAGCGTTGGTGCTTTTCTAATAGTTCTTCGTTATAAGCTTCTTGTACTTCTCTTATTAAGTCATCTATTATCATTAGCTTACAACCAAAACCAGTAGCTGTACCCTTTGGAGATGTTGCTAAATAGTTAGCTTCTTCACTTCCCTCTAAAGCCCATTTTTTCATTGAAGCTTCACCATACTTAACCTTTACATTAGGAAATATTTTATTAAATATTCCGTCCTCTTCTTGTATAGCGTCCCTTACAGCTTTAGCAAAAGTTCCGGATAGTATTTCATTATAACTACCTGTCATTATCTTATAGTGTATATCTCTACCTAAACACCATTGAACAAATAATGTAAGAGTTCTACTCTTTCCGTGTCTAGGTGGCATATTAACCACTAATACCTTTTTAGGAGATAATAAAAAGTCTTGCAATTCATTACAAAACTCTTTTAAATACTTTCTACCCTCCATATAAAAGTCAGGAGCTTTTATTTTACAATATTCCCAAAAGCTACGCCTAGCTAATTCGTATCTTGCTTGTTCTCTTACATATTCAGGTATTACCACTTTTAATCACCAACCAATTTTCGTAATTCTTCCTCACTTAAATTGGCGTATGGATTAACTATGTTATTATTTATTGTAGGAGCTTCATCTTTGAACATTCCTAAATACTTACCTAATAATTCAAGAGCTTTCATTTTATCATAGGTTTCTACAGCTAGTCCTGATTGAGTTTGTTTATATCCGGCTATTACTTTTTTTGTTTCATTATCTAAAGTGTCAGTATCAGGAAAATCAACAGCTTTATATACCAAAGTAGTTTTTTCAAATTGTTTTTCTTTTGTCACCATTTTAGATATTTTAGTTCTATCAGTAAATGCTATAGCTGTCAGTTCTTTTACTATATCTTCTATACTTACTATAGCCTTTTCCTCTACCTTTGATTGTAGCTCTTCTATATATTCTTTTACCTTAACATTTCTTAACAATCTACTAGCACTAGCCATAGCTGTTTCTTCTTTCTTACAGGTCTTATATACATTTAGATAAGCCTGTGTTCCATTCATACCTAATTTTAAATATTCTTGGCAAAATAACTTTTGATTATTACTTAACGAGGTCATTACCCATCACCTCCAATTATTCCACCTTTAGCTAAATTATTTAGATTTATTTTTATAGGTATTTTATTTATTGATTTACTTATTTCATTTATTATCTCAGTAGTATCTTTAATACTAGCTTTAGCTACTTTTACTTTAGGAGAATTAATAGGATCATTTATTGGATCGTTAGATTGTCTATCAAATATATTTACATCTACACCTATAGAATCAATACATTGTAATTCTATAAATACTTTTAGCATTTTTTCAAATTGTATAGCTATCCAATCAACGACTTCTTCATTTTTAGCCCAATCACTATTAGTATTATTAAATAATCCACTCTCATATAAGAAAGCGTGAACTAACTCGTGTCTTAGTGTTTTTTTATACAATACATCTAATTTAATAAAAGTATCCTCAGTAGTTTTATATTTCAATATATATATTTGCTTAGTAGTAATATCAGTATATCCGCTATTTTCTTTTAATAATGGATATTTTTCTAAATTATCGTTTGTTTCTTCTACGCTTATTATTTCGTAGTTTGTTCCTAACACTTTTACTTCCATATCTAACACCTCTTTTCTCTAGTGCTAATTCTTCCTCACACTTTTTATTTCTAGGACATAGTTTACAGGATTCACTATATCTCATACACAACCCTAAATAATTCTTTTCTTTCATAGAATTACCTCTTATTCTTCTTTTCTAATCTTTTCTCAAGCCATTCTATGAACTCATCTATATTATTGAGGATAAGAACCACTGCTAAAAATAACATTTCTAACACTACCAATACTATTGCAACTATTGTATTTAACATATCTTATCACCCACTTTTTAAACATAATAAAAGGAACTATTTCTAGTTCCGCTCTTTTTTGTTGATAACATCAACGAATAAAAAGAATAAAAAGGACGAGCTGAGGTGGAGTTGAACCACCAATATATATATCATAAATATATATCCGCCTTTGTCAGCTCATATATTGAGTAAAACAGGACTTGAACCTGTATCCATTGTAGATTCTTATGCGTACGCTCCAACACTTTACCAATTAAGCTATTTACTCATATTTAATCAAAATAAAAATAATTATGATTAGTGATTCATTCATCTATCATAATTATTTCATTTTACTATATTATATCATTATATTTTCATTAGTCCATACACGCCATTTTCACGCTTTTTTCATTTTTTATAATTCTTCTATGAATGTATCAGGAAAAACATAAACTTTCAAATCATTCATCAGTCTTTTTTTATGCTTACTAACTGTACCAACAGCCCACTCACATTCCTCAGCTATTTCCTCTATTGTTTTTTCTTCAAAATAATACATCGGAATAATATCATAATACTTGTCATTTTCTATCTTTTTTAAAGCACTTTTAACAAGTCTTATTTGTGATTTAGCTTTAACTGATATTTGTTTTAATTCACTTATTCTTGTTTCAAGTGTTTCATCTCCATAAACATAAGTGTTATTTCTTTCATTAAGTATAAGTGAATTAGATTTAGCTGTTGGTATTGCTATACCTTTTGCTTCTTCTTCTAATTTCTTTACTTCTTCATCTATTAATTTAATAGCCTCAGGTAATACATTTAAACTATATAATATTTTTTCGGTACTTTTATAAGATGATTTAGGATTCTTTAACAACTTTTTATTCTTTAATTCTTCCAACACTTTTTTTACTATTTCATTCTTAGTTTCTTCTTCCACTATATCCACCTCTTTTTCTTCTTAAAGTTTTTTGATTATTTAATGTATCTAATTCACTTCTCAAATCCTTTAATTCTTTTTTTGTTTCTCTTATAAGTTCATTCTTTAAATACATCAAATATTTAATTTCTTTTTCTCTATCATTTTTCATCATTAACCTCATTTAATATATTTAATAATTCTTTTCCAAAAGTTATTTTTAAATCCCCACAAGAATTATTTTCTATATAATTTCTTATTTTTTTATTTACTTCTTGGTATTTTTGTAGTTTTTTATCAATTAATTCTTGATATATTTTTGATGAATTGTTCTCAGTTCTTATAAAAAATTTAACTAAACTTCTATCACCAAAGCTTTCAATTATTTCTTCATCAGTATATAAATTTATCTGTCCTTTTACAAAAGGATCATACCCAACTTTTATTATCTTGAAGCCATTAAGATATTTACCTACTAAAAAATTAAAATTATCTATTTTCATTATAAAACTCCTTTAAATTACCTTCTAAAAAAGCAATTATAATTATTAATTCTTCACATCTTCTCATTAAATCTAAATCACTTACTATTAAAGTATCAGTTGCTATGCTTATGCCCACTTCTTTATGCAAATCAATTAGTTCTTTTTTATAATCGTCTATAGATTTTAGAAACTTAAATTTACCATAATCTTTCGTTCTCATTTTTTACCTCCCAATAATCTATTTTCCAACCAAGTATCTTGAATCGTAGAAATCCAACCACAATGTACCGCTTGTATAGTTCCATCTGGTCTTTTAAATTTTTGTGCGTCCCAACCTTTATACAATTTTACTCCAAAATCAGTCTTACCTTTATCAATACTATATCTTAAAACATCACTTACAATTATTATAAAATCTATTTTTAGATCAACTAGATGTCTTATAAGTTCTCTTACTTGACTAAAAGGTGGATTAGTAATTACTAAATCATATTTTGAATAATCAATTTTTCTCCACTCTTTGTCATCACATTTAACATCATAATAGCAATCTTTTAAATATTTATATATATTGCTTTCTTTGTTGTCGCAAGGGCATATAATCCTTTTTCCTCTTAAATCATATTTATGGAGTTCTCTAACACAATCTTTATACATAGTATAGAATTCATCATCTAGTGTTTTTCTTCTACAGGTTTTTAATTGTTGTGGCATTTTGACACTCCTGTTTTTTTAATAAAGCCCGTTGTTTTCTTTCTTCATAATGTATCCTATGTGATATTTTGCTATCAAAATTAGTACAGGCTCTACACTTAGTTCTAAATCTTGTATGCTCTTTGTTAGCCCACGACCAATATTTCGGTACTAAAGGTTTAACTTTACCGCAGGCATAACACCAGCGTTTTTTTTCTATTTCCACATTAAACCTCATTTCCCCAATAATCCCAACCATCAATTTTTTGTCTTGCAAACAGCTCTATTCTTGGTACATTTCCAAACAATTCTACAATTCTATCTCTAACCTCATCAGGTTTTCTACTATGTTCTCTAATTTTTGATAAAACAACTTGATGAACTGATTTACTTAATCTTGGTAAAGGCTTGCCTTTTGTGGCTAATATGCATATTTCCGTATTAGCTCTAGTATAATATCCCATTCCCCAAAAAAGGCTATCACTTTTTTTATTAGTTTTAATCCAAGTAAAACCAAAAGTTTTATATTCAAAACCCCATTTTTGTACTAATTCTAATCCCTCTAGTAAACAAGGTGCTGTTACCCATAAGAATAAAACACAATCTTTAGCACATATATTTTCAATAGGTAATTTTTGTATATCTTCTTTTTTCATAGTTTTATAATGACTTTCGGCACTTCTTCCTAAACCGGTATCCCTAGACCACACCTGATATTGCCAAGGTGGATCAGCATAGATAATATTATATTTTTTATTCGTATTCATAATATCAACTACAGCCATTTTTAATACCATCCTTACCTATACAATTATTTATTTTCATATATTACCCCTCCCTAATATTTAAAACATTTTGGCAACCACAATGAGGGCAATCGAAACACTCAAATTTTTTAGTACCTGTAGCTATACCATTGATTCCTTTATTTTCTTGAACAATATATTTATTTTCTTTTATTAAATCAAATTGTTTTCCACAAACTTTACATACATTTATTTTTTCTAGTGCTTTTATATCAATAACTTCATCTTTTTTATTAAATAAACATCTAAACATAATTATTCCCCTCTATCAAAATGTTCTTGTAATTTACCATTTTTCATTCTTACATACTTTGTAATCATATTCTTATAATTAATTACAAACCCCTCAACATTTCTATTTACTTTACTTAAATATTTTTCATAAATACTATCTAAGTGTTCTTTAGTAGGAATAACATTTAATTCAATTACCTCAGGTACAATACCTATAAAAGTTGGTATTTTTTGACTTATAAATGGATAAATAAACAAACTATGTTCATAATTCAAATTATATAAATTAAATTCATCATCTATATTTGCTTTAGCAAACATATACCATTTTTTATCAAATTCATCTATCGTGTATTTAAGACAACCCATACCTAACCATTCACCACAAATAGCACTATTATTATGTAATTCATCAATTAAAACATCTTTATTATCAATTAGCCATTGATACAAGCCCTTATATAAAATATCTTTAACATCTTCTAATTCAGTTATTTTAAAAATGTTTTTTCTTTGAGCTATATATAATTCATCATCTTTTTTAAAAAATACTAAATTACTTCCATCTAATTTTTCAGTAATATATACTTTATCACCTGCACAGCTAACTCTTTTTGTTTTAGGATATATTTCTTTTTTTATCATTATTTATCACCAAACCTTTTCTCTATAACTTTTTTTAAATAATTAAATGCGTTATCCTCTTCTTTTTTTATTTCTTCTTTATAATAACAATCATAAGCATTTTTTATCCAATTTAACGCTCTCATAGATAGTTCGTCATCTTTTAATAACTCAAATAACATACTTAATTGAGTTCCGTGAGTATTTTCTTCTAATTCACTATATTTATTTATAAAATAATAAGCGTCATACTCATTTAATAAATCGTCAATAGCATTTATATAATCTTCCTTTTTATAATTCATCTTTATTCCTCCTTATTCTCAATTCGTTGTATGAGTTTAACTAATTTAATACAAAACTTGTATAAATCAGCCTTGCTCATAGTTATCATTTGTTTTTGATTATTCTTTTTGTCATTAAAAACATCTTCTAACATTTGTCTTGTTAATAGATCTATTGTTTCATCTAACATTGTCTTGACCTTATATACACACTAATATCTTTATAAGTTGTATTTTCTAGTACGAATAATGCTCTTTCTAAATACTCTTTATCAAACCAACCAAAGTGTGTTTCTCTTAAATGTAATCCTAACTTATTTGCTAAATATCCGTAGCAATCAGTCCTTTTAAAATTGGTATTTTTCCATAATGGATCAAACTTCCTGTGACAAGCCATTTTTAATTCTCTCAACTCTTTATTAGCTAATCTTCCAAGTGGCTTTTTGTTCTTAATATCGTGCACACCCACATAAGCTTTACAATCATCACATAAATAACAGCCACCATTACCATAAACTCTTCCGTAAACTTCTTTGTTAGAAGTATATCTAACTTTATCACTTCCGCAATTATCACATTTTACAGGAATATTTCTAAAGTCAAATATACATTCATTCCAAACATCATTATTCATTTTTAAAAGCCTTTTCGTTTATATAATTTAATAATTCTATACCAAAGCTAGTTAATTCATTAGATCTATAACTTTCTAAATAAAATGTTTCTATTGAGCGTCCCATTTTATTAGGCATATTATCATCACATTCAAATAGTGTGACTTCTAATAAATCATTACTATTTACTCCTAAGTAGAACTTGTCAGGAATACTTACAACTTCGTGTATTAGTTCTAAAGCTTCATCAGGTGTTAAATGTAAAGTTAAAGCTTTCATCTTTTTTATAAAGTCCTCATCTAATTTCTTAAACATTTTATCCATTTCTTTATCAGTTTTTGCAATATTTACCATATTAAAAATCATAAATGCAAGACATACTAAATTAATAATTAAAATCATTGTTCTCATATCTTATCCCTCCCCAATAATTTTTATTATCCATTCAATAGCTTTTTTATAATTATTCTCATCTACATTTCGTGTAGTTAAAGCTGTATAAATGGTATTCACTTTTTTCTTTTCATTTAGATAAAGATTATTTATTGTTTTTAAATCTTTATCCTTATTTTTTAATTTTTGAACTAGAATTTTATTACTATCTTCCGCTAATTGTAATCTTGTTCTTAATTTAATAATTTCTTCTTCACTCATTATTTTCACCAGCTATTCTTTTTAGCTGTCTTTCAACCTTAAACTTGTATTCATTCATTAAATCATCTTCTTTAAAATTTAAAATATATTTTAATTGATCTAAACAAATTGAAACATCAGTTATTTCTTCATAAAAATCAGCTTTTAATTGAGGTGTTATATCACCCTCTAATTCGTCATATTTTCTAGCCCACTTACAAATTACTTTTATAAGTTCACTCATTTCTTCAATCCATATAGGCATTTGTTTTTTTACTCCATAGTGATTAACAATTTCTATATTTTTTTTAAGTGTATTTATCAATTCTTTTTCTTCGTTCATATTATCAATCTCAACTTTCAACTAAAGTATATTTTTTATATTTATTAGCCCAACCTAATTTATTTTTGCTACTAATCCATTCATCAGTAATATTGTAATTTTCTTTTCTTAAAAGATATATTGCGTGTTGCAAATCAGTTATTCTATATATTTCATAACATTCCATAGTAGATATACTTCCATATTTCTTTAAATGATTTAACACAATATCTTTTTGACTTATCTTTCCCATTTCTAATCCTCAAAATCTAATACATCTTTCCAATAGACAATATCTAATCCACATTCACTAGCCATATCTAATATTGTTTCTATTAAGTCGTGCATTTCTTTTTTATCCATTTTTGAACTTCCATAAAAACATTTATAATCATTAAAGACTTTATCCTTAACTTGTATTTTTCTAACTAGCTGTATTGCTCTAAAGCTTTCTCTTAACATTGTTTCAGCCTGTGGCTCAACTAATAGATGAGTATATTTAGCTCCAGCTCTTACCAAAGCCTCAAGGTAAATATCATAGTCCTCATTTGACCTATCACCATTACGAGCTTTATCTATCTCACCTATTAGAGCCCACATATATTTATTTTGCTGTTCAGTTCTTTTATCTTTAGCTTTAGATATTACTATTGAATATAATTCATTCTTATCTAAGTCTTGAATTAAATGTTTATAGTTTTCTCGTATAGTAAGTGTAATTTCAGTTTCAAAGTTTTCATTTTTTCCACTACGAGAATAATTACCTACAAGCTTCATATATCACCTAGAAAGGTAAATCATCGTCACTAATTTCTACTGATTCTCCAAAATCGGCAAATGGATCATTTTCCTTTACATTTTGTTCAGTTTCGGCTGGTTCATATCCGTCATATTCAGGTTCTGGTCTTTCATCTTTCGGCTTATTATTTAAAAATGTTAATTGATATACTCTTACATCAGTTGTATAGCGTGTAGTACCGTCTTGGCTTTCATAACTTCCTGTGACTAATTTACCAGTAATAGCAATTAATCCACTTTTTTTAATATACTTTGCTAAATTTTCGGCGTTAGTATCCCAAAAAATACAGCTTATCCAGTCAATGTCTTTAGCTCCGGCTTCTTTTTGTTCTTTACTTATATTTCTTCTTACACCAACAGCCACTCTTACATAAGCTTTATTTGATTGCGTATATCTTAATTCCGGATCTTCCGCTAATATTCCAACTAAATTTACATTATTCATTTTCTTCATCTCCTAACATTTCTTCTAAATCTTTCAAATCTTTTGCTAAGACTTCATTTAATCCTTTTAAAAATTTTCTTAATTCTTTTTTATCATCAATATTTTTTTTAGCCTTTTCTTCACTTGATTTTTCAGTTCCAAGAGCACTATTAAAAGTATCTTTTAATAACTTTTCACTTACACCACTCTTTTTTAGTTGATTAATTAAGATTCCTGTTATTTTTACTACATCTAATATATTTCCCTCTACAGCCATTCCTATATTACTAGCTATAATTTTAGTTTTTGCTCCATTTAACACCATTTTCATTTCTTTTTCAGTTATTTTGTTTTCCATATTTTTTCTCCTTATCCTATAATTTTTGTTGCTATTTCATTTAGATTTTTTTCTAAATATAATAAATCTTTACTATTATTTTTTATTGTATCCAACATACAATTTTCACCTATACATTCGGCATTTTCACTAGGTATTGCACCTCTTAATACTTCTAAAATTTTACTGCTGATAGAACATAAATTTTGTATTATATCTTTTTGTTTGCATAATTCAGCACATAAATTTAAGTTTTCTTTATTTCCCATTTTCATATACCTCCAAAAATTCATTTAATTTTTTTATTAAAACCTCTTTAGGCTTTCTTTTAACTTCTACTACTTGTCCTATATCTTTCTTAGGTAGCCAAATAGCATATAATTTATCAAATTTCTTTCCCATAGCCATTTCATAATAACTTAATTGCCAACTTAAATATTCTTCATCTAATTCAGCTGTTGTCTTAATATCACATAAACATAGTGATCCTTTAATCTTTGCTATCATATCGAAACGACCAGCGTATTTTTGTTCAAATTGAATCATTGTTTCTTGTTCTATTACATCTATTTCATATCTATTTTTAAGCTTTAAATATTGTCTTAAACTTGCTTCTTGAATATAACTTAATTCTTTAGCTTGTATCGTGACATTAAATGCTTCTTCTATAGACATTGTTTTAATGTTAGCTTCATACATTTCTATTGATTCGTGTATCGTGGTTCCATATTCAGCTTTTTTATTTAAAATTTTTCTATTAACTCCTTTATATTTATTAGGAAATATAAAATGTAATATTTCACTAACACTAGGAGTAATAACTCCGTTTACTAGATAGATGTGTGGTTCATCAATAAACTCAATCATTACTCAACTTCTATTGATATTGAACTTGATACACTTGAATCTTTAGAATATTCTTCATAAATTTCAGGACATTCTTTTTTAAATCTTGTAGAATCAAATCTCTTTGTTGTATATCCAGCTTTAATCTTTGCTGAAAAACCATCTAATATCAATTTATCTTTTCCTACTAATTCCATAGCACTTTTTAATTGAGCTTTAAAATCTTTTTCTATTAAATCCATTTCTAATTGAACTTTCTTAAAGTTCCTATATCTTTCTATAAAATCATTATCAATTACTATTTCATTATCTTTTACGATTACTAATTTATTTTCTTCCATTTTCTATTCCTCCTAATCTAAATAATTGTCATCGTCTTGTGGTATTTCTACAGCTTGTTCCACTTTTGCATTTTCTTTTAATTTAATTAAATTACTTGCTTCTAATAAAGTAAGTTCAACAATTTTTACTTTTCCAATTTTTTTCATTAAAGGAATTAACTCCTCTGCTGTATATAATTTCTTAATTAGTTCTACTTGAGTTTTTTGAATTGGTAAATCTCCACCTTTTTGTTTAGTTTCAGTTTTTACCGGTGTTTTTTTTGTAGTTGCTGTTTTAGTAGTTTTAGGTTTTTCTTCTACAACATCTTCATCAATTCTTTTTGTAAATTCATCAGCTTCACTATCACTATAAATTCCTGAGTAAGCTATTTTACTATTTTTTAAAATTACTCTATCCATACATCTTTTTAAAGCCATAGCATAAGGATAATCATTTTTACAATTATCTTTACTTACCTCTCCAACTTCATAGATTCCTTGTTCAGGACAATTATAAGTAAATACTAAAGAGCCATTATAACCCTCTTTATCAAGTGTCATACATTCAGGTTTAAATTTTAATTCTTTATCTAAAACATCATTTATTTTTAAGCAACCATCGTGGCTTATAATTAATCCGCTATACATAGCCTTAGTTTTGTTAGCGTAAGTATTAACTAATATCCAAAAATCACTTGTTTCCAATATTCCTTTATATTTATCACTTTCCAATAATTCAATAGCTTTATTTCTAGCTTCTTTATACTTTGGTGTTATAAATTCTACTGGTAAAGTTTTTCCATTTATATTTTCGGTCTTTTTTTCACCGAAGTTATATGTTTTCTTCTCTTCAACTTTTTTTGTTTTGGCTGTTGCCATTTTTTAATCTCCTCCTTTAATTTTGCTATTTCATTTTTTTGACGAGTAATAACTCGATCTTTATATTCACTTTCAGTTTTCAAAACATCATAATTTAGATTTAAAGTGTTATAAGCTCTTCTTAACTTCCAATATCTACTTAATTTTTCTTCTTCCATTACTTTTAACCTATAAGTGGAGTTTCCTTTTTTTCAATTAAATTAGATTTTTTATAGCTAAGAACTTCTTTTATTATTTCTTTTGGATATTCTTTTTGTATCGAATACCAATCAACCATACTTTTTAAGTATCCAAGTCTATTTTCAGGGACTGACTTATTGTTTTCTAATATTGATAGAAAAAACTCTTTTCGTTGTTTTCTACATTCTTCATATAATTCACTCAACACCGGAAAATATTTATTGCTTTTTCCTATTTCTTGAATTGACATATAAAATGTTTCAACCTCAATATCCTTAAAAATTTCATACCAACTTGTTAATTCTTCATCACTTAAATCTTTTAAAAAGTAATTAGCTAACTTTTTCATTCCTTTCAAAAATTCTAATTTTGTCAAAATAATCCACTACCCTTTCTTTCAATTTCAATAGCTCTATCTATGTCACTCATAGAAATATCTTTTAGTGTTTTCTTCTTAGCTGTAATTTTTTGATTTAGGTAGCCCTCGAATTTATTACTAAACAATGTTTCAGGTCTTAAAAACTTTTCAAAATCAGTTCCTAACCATTCTTCACATTTTTTATCAATAACAATTTTAAAATCATCTAAAGTAAATCCATCTTTAATTCTAGCCTTTATAAGAGTTTGTGTTTTATCCGTAGAATACTTATAATGTGAATTACTTTTAATATTTAGATATTCAACAATTCCTTTTATTTCTTCTAAAGATATTTTTTTAACATTAACATCTACATTATCATTAACATTAACAATAACATTAACATCTTGATGTGTTTTGTTTTCGTTCTCTTTTTGACTTTCATTTGATTTTGTTTTGATTTCTTTTTGATTTTCTTTTGTTTTTATTTCATTTTCTTCTTGATTTTCATTTGATTTTGTAATTGAACCACACTTACTTCTTTTTTTACTTTTTTCTAAAGGTCTGCGTAAGTTATTAAATATCTTTGTTTGCTTATCATTTAAAGTTGGCTCAACATCTTCAAACATAAACTTTGTTATTGCTAGTAATAACTCTTGTTGTTCTCTTTCGGTTAGTAAGGTAATCAGTTCGTAGTATTCTTTATATATAGTGAATCCGTTCATCTTTTACCTCCAATCCTTTTGCCTTTTTAACCATTAAATGCTATAATCTAATAGTAAAATGTTTTGTTTTACATTTGATTTATGAGTTCTCAACCAATTCATAAATCTTTTTTTATTTATTAATTTCTTCAACAAAATAATCAACAATCTCTCCTCCTACAGCAAAAGCTATTAAAAATGTTAAAAATCCAAACCAAGTCCACCCTATATACTTTCCTGTAATCCAAGAATAGATTGTTAGCATAAATAAATCGTGAGCTACTATATATGCACATAATAGTAAAACTCCTAGTAATGCTATATTTTTCCATTTAATTTTTATTTTTTTATTTGTCCTTTTCATTCTTTAACCTCATTTCTATTTTTGTTTAAAATTACTTCTTTGATTTTCAATTCCTTTTTTACTAAATGTGTAGGTATCAAAATATCTCTTTTACTTTCAGGAATATAATAATTTTGTTCCTTAGCAATCTCCAAAAGATGATTCATAACTCTTTCAGCTTGACGCCTACCTTGTCCTAAAAGAATTGATAACTCAGTAATATTTAAGTAAGGCTTTTCCATATTTCCACCTCTTCTTTGCTAGTCTTAGTTATTTTTTCTTATTGTTATTTATATCACTACCATATTTAGCTAATATATAGATAAGAGCTATTAAAGTGACACAAATAATTAAAGTTATTTGTACGCCTGTACTCATATTTACACCTCCTCGTCATTAGTTTGGTTTTCCCCAACTTTTTGAGTAAAAAAATATAATGCTATTTCTTCCTTAGGTATATCTAAAACTTCTTTTTTTATAGATTCAAGTATTTCATCTTGACTAAATGCTGTTTTATTTTTTAATTTATTAGATACAGCTGTATCAGATAAATGTAAAGATTCAGCATAGTTTTTTAGACTACCTAATTTTTCGGTTATTCTTCCTCTTAATTTAGAATAATCATAATTTCTTCTCATACTTTTTGCACCTCCTCTTTGGTTTGGAATTTCCCAACCTAGTTTAATCTTACACCATCTTTTTTTATTAGTCAATAGAAAAATTTAGTTTTTCCCAACTTTTTTTATATTTTACACAATAGTTGTTGTTTTTTCCCAACTTTTTTTGTATAATTGATATGAGGAGTTGATAAGATGTTAGTTGACACATTTGCCAATCGTCTTAGCAAAATAATGTCTATAAGAAATATAAAACCTATAGACTTATCTAATAAGACTGGTATTGCAAAATCTCAAATCAGTCATTGGTTAGCTGGAACTTATAAGGCTAAACAAGACAGTTTAACTGTACTAGCGGAATTTTTTGATGTTGACGAAACTTGGTTAATGGGATTCGATGTACCTATGAAAAGTCAAAAAAAATCCTTATCCAAAAAAGAAGAGCAAGAATTACTTAAAGACTTTTTAACTCGTAAAGGCTTTTTAGATGAAAATGAAGAAATGAGTGAAAAAGATTTTAATAACTTGATCGAGTTTGCTAAAGCAAATAAAAATTTTATAATGAGAGATAAAGACAAATAATAAGAATATCCCTTATTGGAGATATTCTAAATAAAAGATATATAGTGTAATATCAACTTGTAATTTTTCTAATTCACTATATAAAGTTGTACTATTCACGCTTTACCCCCTCTCAGGGCTCTATTATAAAATTAACATTTGATTATATCAAAAAAATAAATATAAATTATAAAAAATGCCTAAAATGTCAGTTTTTAGGCGTGAATTGTCAAAAATAAATAAAAATATGCTAGTACAGGTATTTTTAGATAGATTTTGAAAGGAAGTGGAATAATGAAAGCAAGGACGAGTTGGAAAACTATAATACCTGATTGTTGCTTATTCATATTTGTAATAGGACTATTTACAATATGGAAAAAAATATTTACTATACTAACAACGAAATTAGAAGTAAATGATACATTGGTAATAGGAAAAACCGGTTTAATTCATACCGAAAAAATGGAATCTCCTATTAGTAAAGTGACATCAGTAAAAGTGGAACAAAACTTTTGGGGTAAAATATTCAACTATGGAGATATTTATATAAATACTCCAGCTGGACAATATGCTTATAGTTGTATAGCTGAACCAAATAAAATTAAAGATTATTTAATAAGTAAAATGAATTAA